ATCAATCTTTTCAGTTAATTCACTCTCATCAATTCTTTGAGTTGTCATATGGTTTCTTAAAACATTAATTGATTCAGTAATAGAATCTAAAGTCTCAGCTTTCTTATCAGTAAAAATTAAGTTAGTAATGTTATTATGCAATTCCTTACCTTCATAATCACCACCACCATCAAATGAAATCATACCAGCCAATTTAGAATTAGCTTCAACGATTTGTTTTATTGAGTATTTTGATATTAAAGAAATATTCTATTTAATATAATCTTTAGCATCTGACTTATCTTCAAAATACTTGTTTTCAATATTATCAAAAATGTGATATTGTGTTTTTAAAATCTCATTTTCTTTTAACATTTTGATATACTTACCAAAAGTCTTTTTACCTGCATCATTTTTCTTAATTACTGATTCAGCTAATATTTCGTTAAATCTATTTTTTAATTCACCAAAGTTTTTCATGTTGTATTTTCTATATAAATATTATGTTTAACTAAAAAAGTTATTCTTCAGTTAAATCATCTATACTTTTAGCCATTCTTTCTAAATCTTCTGTAAGAGAATTCTTACTTGTCTCAATATTACTAACTGATACAACTTTCTTTTTATCTAAACTTTCTAATAGTCTTTTAGTATAGTTATTCGAATATTTTTTCATTTTATTCTCGTATCTTCTCTTTTGGATTTCTTGTTCCACAAGTAATTTATCTACGTCTTTCTTAATACTCTCCACTGGTGCTTCAGCTGCTGGTTCTTCTCCACCGATGTCACCACCTAAGTCTTCACCACCGATGTCACCACCTAAGTCTTCACCACCCAGATCATCACCACCTAAGTCACCTCCGAAGCCTCCTCCGCCTCCGAAAGAACCTCCACCACCGAAGTCATCACCACCAGTGTCTCCACCTTCAGTAGATTCTCCTTCAGCACCTTCTGTTCCACCAAACTCACCATATAAACTATCCACCCTATCAAAGATTCCAGTTTTCTTAATGATATTTGCTGTTTGTTCCATTTCAGCTGCCGCAGCTTTCTCAAGTCTTTGTTGTTCTAAATCTAATCTAATATCTTCTTCAGACATACCTAAAATATCTCTTTTAGCCCTAGTCATAGACATAGCCCCAAAACCATTACCTGAATCAGATACAGAATCTCTATACACTTGTATTTTCTGAGATAATTGTTCCGTTCTTAACATATCCGCTTGTGTAGATGGATTGTTAAGTGTAATTGTGAAATTATCTAATTCGTCTTCTAACCCTAAAACATATAAATGAATAATGGCAATCTTATTCAACTCTTGAATCATTGCTTGTTGTACTCTATTAATTGTTCTAGTAAATCTAATATCTTGTAACGCTAAGTTTTTACCATCACCATTAGCTTCTTCAAAACCTAAAAATGGTTTAGGAACTCTAAGTGCAGTGAATAATTTCTTTTGTAAAAATTCAATATCTGCAATCTCAGATAAATTAGTTGCTACTGGTAAAGTTTCTATTGGGCTAGGTGCTCCTTGATCTCTTACAGGTATGAAATAATCTTGATCCTGTGCCATTTGGTTATACTTAGTATCGACTTGTCCTGTTTGTTGGTCTATCACTGGACTCTTCTTAAAGTTGTTAGCCATTTTTTGAACATATGCTGGTACATCTTGTTCATCTATATCACCAACAAAGATTTTGAATATTCTTCTTTCTGGTGCCCTTGTAACCCTATAGATTAACATTGCATCCTCAGATAATAATAATTGTTTCCATATTCTTCTAGCCTTTTCTAAAACTGAAGTCCCATATGGTAATCTTCTATCATCACCTAATAACCTAAAGTGAGCTATTTGCCACGCATTGAATTCAATATCTTTAGCCTTCCAATAAAATGTTACTCTACTATCATCATCATTTGAATTACTATCATTCCCATTGATGTTCCCATAATTGGCAGTTTTACTTAGGAAGTTACCTTCCCTTCTTTCAATCTCAATATTTGGTAATTGTTTAACGTCTTTAACACCCATTTCTGGATCAACATCTAAGAATACCATATTATCACCATACTTACATGTATTTCTTGTCCACATAGGTAGTGTTGTATGTATATCTAGTTTATTAAAGAATAAATCTTGTAATATTCTTCTAACCCTTTTACTTTCTGAGAAAATATTTAAAATTCTACCTTCACCATTTTGTGTTGTAGATTCTTCCATAAAAATATCTAAAGCTGCTGCAATCTCTGGAAAGAACTCCATACCCTCAAAATCAGAATAAGATGCCAACCTTGTTGTTTCATAGAAAACCGACTGCTGGTAGATTTCATTATCTACCCTATGCCACATATTGGAAAGGTATTTTGATTGTTGTGCTTCTAATTTTTTATATTCGTATTCTTCTTTAGATTTTGTTTTAAGGACTTCATTATCCCCTAAAGAATATCTAGATTTTGATTCCTCCTTTTTCTTTTCGGGTCCGAATAAACTCTCTAATTGTTGGAATATTGTAAATTTCTGTGCCATATTTTTAACTATAGTTTTTTTTACTATTATAATAAATATCTATAAAAACTAAATATTGTTACTTAACATAATCACACTCAACGTAAGCTATGTTCTCAGTTGGTGTGTTATACTTATATACGTATTTTACAACGTTATCAATACCTTGAGAAAATGGGACTGCATTACAAAAGTTTTTATATTCTTTACCTTTTTGGTTTTTAGCGTTTCTAACCTCAATATCTTTAGGTAATTTATATATAGGTTCCCACTTATATTTAAATCCACCATATGTTGGTTTATTACGTAAAAATTTTTTATTTGACATAATTGTTTTATTTTCTTATTCCGAATAACCAGTTATAGTCTCCGTTATTGTTGTTATCAGCCCCATTTTGTCTTATTTGCGGTTGATTATAAGTTGGTGTGTTAGTTGTTGTAGTGTTATTATCATTTCTAATAATTTCATTACTACTATTAGTGATATTCAACCAACTATCTAACATAGCCTTTGTATGTTTTTTAGTTTCCTCTAATTTCTTAAAAGATGTCTGTACAACGAATATTGCCATTGCATATGCCATAATAATGTCATCATGATAACCGGGCATATGATCTGGTCTATTGTTTTTATAAACGAAAGTTCTTAATTCTTCAATCATTCTTTGAGATCTAATAATCGTCTTACCTTCTCTAATATGTTCTTCTAATTCCGAAACCATTTGTAATCTAGTATTACCTACATTAAAACCTGGAACTTTATCACCTTCTTTGTATTTTGATCTTGCGTACTTTTGACTTAACTTTCTACTTTTAGGGTCATCGTAGTGAAGATGTTTATACCCCATATCCATTAGTTTAAGTACGGTAGCCACACCCATACCACCAGTAATATCTACAATAGTATACGCACTATACATATTACCATATTTAAATACCACTTCTGCTAACACATCTGGTGGTATCTTTGCTTGAAACTCAGCTACTTGTTCTAACCCATCGAAATCCAGTATCACAATAGTTGAGCTATCTTTCCCATCACCTCTAGAAACATCACAACCTAATATGTATTTATGACCTTCTATTGGTTTCTTCCATATCCACATAGATCTTTCCATTTCAGTCATTACATCAGGTTCTAAAACATTATTTTCTTCATGAAAACTAACGTGTTCATCATCAACCACATTACCACCAGAACCAATAAACGAAACATCTAACTCTTGTGCAATCTTCTTAGGGTCACCCATATCTGCTGACATCTCTTCATACCAAGGGGATGATGGTTTCCATCCATCTTTAAGCATTACTTCATAATCATCAATAGATGATTCCGTTGTTTCATAAGTTTTACCTGAATATTCCCACCTAAGTTTAGTCCTACCAACACTATCACACTTTATTTCCGTATCTTCTCCTTTTAACCATCTAAGACCTCTATTATACCTAATATCTTGATGCCATTTCATCTCAACAATATTAAAAGTATTGTCCTTTGATTTCGCACCATTATAAGTTTTATAATATAATGGATCCATTCCATTAGGAGTGGATATAAGAGATATTCTACCACCAGTACCTAATGAAGCTAAAGCAGCACCAAATACGTCCGCACCATTGTCTATAAAGGCTGCCTCATCCATAACTAAGAATGTAGGTGTAAATCCCCTTAAAGCATCTTTTGATGTTGCCAGTGCTCTTATTTCACATTTTGTAGATTTTAGTTTTAAGTGTCCTTTAGAGTCTGTATCCAAATAACTCTCTTCTATATCATCAATACCCCATACCCAATATGGTATTTGATCTAAGAAATCTTTTACCTTCTTTAAGAATTCTTGTGCCAATGTTTGTTTATTGGCTAGTATTAATACTTTATGTTGGTTTTCTGGATCACCAAATGCACATTTGGCAGCTATATACGCAGCGGTGGTTGTTGATACACCAGCCTGTCTGGGTTTTGTGATTATATTTCTGTTAAACTTTTCGTATGACTTAATTATCTGTTTTTGTTTATAGAATAACTTAAAAGGAACCATACCCTTTTGGGTTAAATCAAACGTTTTAAAGAAAGATTCTATACTAAATATTGGATCACCCAAACATTTGGCAAAAACTTGTAATTGTTCATTTTTATTCATACTTATTTTATTAATAAATACTTAGAATGAAATAAATTAAAAATAACTACCTATATTGTCATTAAAATCTCTTTCTACATTGTCACTATTGGTATAAAAATAATCTAAGTTAGATCTAAAAGTTAACATATCACTACTAGAAAAGTGATTCTTAAACGTATCTTCTAACATACCAATAAACTAAAAGTATTCATCTAG